CATAGGGGTCCCTTCAAAACCTAAAATACGTAGGCACAGCTCACATCACCATACCTACGCATCCATTTCATCTCATCTAATCCTATCTCAATTCATTTAGTCATCCTTACAATTCTCCTCAATCCATTCCTCTATAGGTACAACTCTATGACTTTTCAACAAGTTCTTAACATCCTGTTCATAACCCATTGAACGAAGCCTATTAATACGATAGTTCAAACATTCATTATAGAACTCGCATTTGTGAGTGCAAAACGATAAGCCCCAGTTCCTATTATAACAATCCAACTGCATAATTACCTCCCGTTAATCATGCGTATAATTTCACGGAACCAATTTTTAAGCTTGATACTTTCATAACGAATAGCGCCCATGTTATAGCTATCAATTAAATGCTTAAACGAGGCCATGCGTTTAGCGTTCTTTATAAGCATGACGTTTGGTTTATGATCCTGTGTAGTAGCAGAGTATTTATTGGGATTCTGCAAATCCACATCCATGCTTATATAGTAAATCCAATCAATAGTATCGAACCATATACCAATCCATTGATTGTTATATCGAATACTCATTCTGTATTCGCAGTCTTTAGTTTTCTTTTGTATGAAGTCGGTATTATCTTCTAGCCATTCATTATCAATGGAATAGCTTGCGTATTCAGTTCCCTGAATGAGTTGACCGAAACGGCTCCTATGCTTATCCTCTTGCAATTCAGGGACGTCTACATCCTGTACTAGAATATCGTTTGTAGAGCCGAACCGCTTGAACTCGCCTGCATATGGGCGCTCTAAACGGAAGTAGTCGAAATACGGGTTCATTTGCGTCACCGCGTTACCGAGGAAGAAAACGCGAACCACGGGATGGTCTGTTCCGGGACGGGCTATGGATTCATACAGCTCTAGGAACTTAGTAACCTCGTCGTTCAGATAGGAACTTTGCTTCACTGCAATGAACTCGTCGAATATAATCATCTGCACGTTGGGATGCGGGTCCGACTTCTGGGTGAATGCGTTCGATAGCTGGATTGCATAACCGCATTCCTCACCGTCGCAATAGAGCACGTTCGATTCCGCTTTCAGGATGTGTCCCGGAAACTCCTTGCGAATGTCGTTGAACAAGCGCCCTCCACGGGAGATGGTGAGTTTCTTCAGCTCGTTCTCCTGCCTTCGCACGTAGACGAATTGCCATGCCCTTCCCTGCTTCTTCTCCTTTAAATGCTTGTCCACGCAGTACTTTAGCGTTCCATATGTCTTGCCGCCGCCTCGAAGAGATATGATGAAGTTGAACAAACAATTGTATGATAGCGTCTTGCGAATATCCCAATACTTGCTCATCCCATCCACCTCAAAACATACGTCCAGCTACCATAGGCGGACGTGACGCGAATCTCGTTACCCGTTTGGTCCCCGGTGCGTCCACCCCTAGTCGTTCCCAGTTCGTTTATCGCTGCCTCGACAATCTGGTTGTTACCGCAGTACATGGCGCAATGGCCACTCTTCCATAGCACGTCACCCCGTTGGCATGATGCGAAGCCTGTGAAGTCACGTTGCACGAACCCGTTGCTCATGAATTTCTCGCGCATGTTGCGCGTGTTCGTCTCAGCAGGTTTTATGCCCTTAAGCCCCGCGTGATTCCATGCACTAGCTACGAGGCTTGAGCAGTCGTAATCCGGCCCGAGCCTATGGGTCTGGTCGTAGCCATGCGAGTTGTCGTTGGCTATGCCTATGGCCCATTGGGTAGCAAGCTCAACCACTATCTTGGGAGCTACCGAACCCATGCCGCCTTGAATCGCATCCAGTATGCCCTTGAAGATGCTACCCTGATGGTTGAGCCTGTTCACAGCCCAGTTCAGATTGGGGTTGGTCGAGTTGAACGCAGGCATCAGTACCACCTATCGCAATTGTTGAAGCATATCCCCTCAAGATGCACGGTCCCGTCTCCAGATGCCCCGGATAGGCTCATCTCTCCTGAAGTGGTGATGATGAGCTTGGCTACGGTATCGTTGAAATACACGGGAATGTGTATCTCGCTCTCCGGCCAGCATTCCTCGTGCAGGGTGGCGAACACTGAACCATCGGCATATGCGGTCAGCTCGGCATTACCCATGATTTCGACGATGCACATAGTAGTCAGCATGGCGCTGTCGTTGGCGAGCGCGCATCCCTCGGATGGGGTCATCTCGTACTTGCCTTGGAATATCGTGAACACGTTCGGGTTGCCTGTATCTTCCGGCATGGTGCCTCCTTAGAGAAGCGCCCTCCCAAGGGTATCACCAATGGGAGGGCTGGATGGGGTAGGCTGTCGAGAGAGGGGAGCACAGACCGCAACTATGTCCGTTTGCCCTCCGCACGTTTCACCGTGGTTGCTCGGATAAGGCAGCGCCCTCTTACTCCCCCGGAGCCTGCTTGGATTCTACATCATCAACGCCGGGCTCGTCAACCTCTATGTCGAAGATGGCTAGAATCTTCGCGATGGGGAGGTTGGGATTCAGCTTGCAGATGTTCTCGAGGATGGAGACTAGCTCCATGAGCGTGATGTAGACGGCCACGAGGTACATGACCTCAGGAGGGATTCCCAGCTCCGTGAACGGATAGACTTCCAAGATGGAGGCCACGAACATAGCCACGACCAGCAGCAATATCTCGCCGAGCTTGTTGTAAAGCCCCTCATGCATCACGGAGCTTGAAAGCTCCTTGTTCTTGATGGCCGCTGCTAGCCCGGATACCACGTCGAGCAGCACGAACGCGCACACGATGGCGAACACGAGCATCATGCGCTATCACTTCCTTTCAATCGTCACCTTGTAATCATCGTTCTCTAGGACCGTCTCAGCAGGCACATCGCAGCCAGGGCCACCAATGCTCCCACCTGCATCGCCAGAATGTGCGTTAGGATTTGCATACTTCCCCCAAGCCCCTGCATCGTCATAGAAGAGATTCATATCTATGTTGCCGGAATATCCTGCCAGCTTGCCCTTGCTCGTGAACTGCCATGCGCAGACAAGGCCCTCATTGAGCTTCGGCTTGGGCTTCGATTCCGCCTCGTTGAACGTGTCCGCAGACGGACCGGGCCACTGCGCGACCCATCGCCCGCAGTTGGGTTCGATTCCGGGATTCTCATTGAAAGTCGCTTTGCTTGCGTAGACCCAAGGCCACACGCCGGACAGCTCGTGGACACGTCTTACGAATTCGTTCACCCATGCCGCCGACTGCCCTTCCTCCCAATCGAGGCAGGGGATGCCCTCGCCGAAATAGTTCCGGCAGTTGCGATAGAAGAAGTCTGCTTCATCTTCTGCATCGTTGTTGCACGCGTAATGGTAGAAACCCCAAGGTATTCCGCTGCGCTTAGCGTCCTGAACGTCAGGGTCGCAGGCGGAGGACACGTAAGACGCGCCCTCCGTAGCCTTGACCATGACAGCATCTATCGAACACTTCACATCACTCGGCTTCAGCGAGTTGTTGCCGCTTATGTCGATGAATCTAATCATGCGAATTGCCAAATCCATGGATTCGTCACGCAATCAAAGTAGCAGTTTTCACCGGAAACCACGTCTCCGCCCATGCTTAGCTCTCTTTTGGATGCTTCGTAGACAAGCACACCCGTATGCCCCATCGTGTTCATACCTGTTCCGAACGTGATGATGTTCGGTGTAGCCGTTCCTGCGTTGCCTTTGAATGGGTTACCGATTTGGAAGTAGTCAGGCATCTGGGCTTTCACGCCGTAATCAATCATACCCGTAAGACGGATATTATCGTGGTCGTAGAAAACGTTTATATAACGTGATGCGCCGTTGATGGTGTTGAAAGCGTCCACCTGTTTGTTCTCCACGCAGTTGTGGATTCGACGCGCCATTGCTTCTGCACCCGTGCTATTTGGGTGGACGGAGCTCGGCCCGATGTACCAATCCGATTGATGCCCGAGACCCCACGACCATGCGCCCTCGATGCACGTCGCGCCCGCATCCATGCAGGCTCGCTTGACGGACCACACCACCCGTCGAAGGTCGATGGTAGGCAGCAGCCACGTGTAGAGCATCGGGATGATGAATACCTCGCAACCCGGCCATTTAGCATGTGCGTTGTTGATGCATGATACCGCACCGTTGTAGATGGCCGTCTCCGTATTTGACATGTCGTTGATGCCGCCTGCGATGATAACCGTATCAATGTCTACGGCCGTCGAACCGTTAATCATCGTCGGGAACGTGCTTGAGCCGTTCGCCGATACGAAGCCCGTGCCCGCAACGGACACGTTGGTGACGTTCCATGCTGTAGCGTACACGCTCTGTAGGTAGTGGCCGATGCCGTAGAACTGGTCCACCGAGTCGTATTCAACGCTGTATGAATCTCCGCAGAACAGGACGTTTCGAGACTGCCGCATGATGCGCGGGAGCATGTCGCTTGCGATGGCCGCTCCTGGAGTCGGCGAATTGAAGTCAGATGTGAGCTTCACGTGTCCATAGTCTATGTCGCTTCCCAGACCGTATCTATTGGAATTGGATGCATGGTTCGTCGGGGCTTTGGAGGCCATCTCGTTGTTCAGATTCGTTACACTGCCTTGAAGCGTCTCCAATACGCCCTGCTGCGTCTCGTTTGAATCTGAAATCTGCTTTAGAAGCGTGTCAATCATGTTGACGGCCCCATTGTACTGGTCTCGAAGATTCGGTTTATCTTCCGAATCATAGAGGGGTAATTGGTAATTGGTCGTTTCGCTCATATATTCTCCTATGCTTTATCAGAATATACAAATCCATTGGATGTGATTTTTGCATTGGAAAGGTCGGTAACGGTAAATTCATCGTCACTAGCATTTTTTACGGGTATATTATTAATGCTTCCCTGAATAGTAGAAAGGGTATCATTCAGTTGTTTCAACGTCGTATCTATGGTGTTCATAGCAACGTTATACACGCCGATTAAATCAACGTTATCCGTTGCACTGAATGTAGGAATGTTATAATTCGTTGTTGCCAATTTAATTCCCCCTTATAAAATATCCTTCTTTGTTTATTATGCCGTCTCGTAAATCCATTACAGTTATCGCACCTTCGCTTTATCAGAATATACAAATCCATTGGATGTGATTTTTGCATTGGAAAGGTCGGTAACGGTAAATTCATCGTCACTAGCATTTTTTACGGGTATATTATTAATGCTTCCCTGAATAGTAGAAAGGGTATCATTCAGTTGTTTCAACGTCGTATCTATGGTGTTCATAGCAACGTTATACACGCCGATTAAATCAACGTTATCCGTTGCACTGAATGTAGGAATGTTATAATTCGTTGTTGCCAATTTAATTCCCCCTTATAAAATATCCTTCTTTGTTTATTATGCCGTCTCGTAAATCCATTACAGTTATCGCACCTTCTACTCCTCCGCTTTCACCCCCAGCCCTATATTTAAAGTATTCTGGTATATCGAAATTATCTACCAGCCATAGGCCCATTACGGCAAGTCCCCTCACGTTTAGTCCGCAATCTGCAAGAGCATCAACCGTATTCACAGTATCAGTCAAATCATCGCATGTTATCCCGTGAACCGTTATGTCATTGAACATATCGCGCTGAGAATGCATGGTATCTGTATAGACACCGAGTTGGCAGTCCCATTGCTGCATACCCTTTGCTAGATGCCTGAGTAAATCGTATAGCTCAGTTATAAGCCCCAATAGCTCTGATTTATAGTTCTCAACTCGCTCTGAGAGCTCGGATATATCGCTTCTTATACTAGATATATCGCCATCAACTTGATTTAATTTATCATTGACGGAATCTATCTGCCCCTGTATTCCGTTATTGAAGTCAATTACCTCGTTGACTTTTTCAGTTAGTTTGCAAATTACCTCATAGTAGCTAAGTGCATCATCGAATGAAGCAGGAAGAACCTTATGGCAATACGGAAGAAGATTCCCGCCCATATGCTGTCACCTCACCAAAGTCCCATGAACAAATCGGATAGGCCATCGACAACCTCAACGTCGATGTTACGCAAAGTCTGCCGATATTTCAAGAGCAAATCAGATTGGGAGCCGTCGAAGCCCTTTTCGATGTGCTCGCGCGTGCCGTCGAAGTCCCCGGTGTAGTCCGCGCTTGAATGCGTCGAGCTGGACCCGCTGCCGTCATCGAACGTCACGTTGGTGGCGTAGTCCATCGACTCGATGGCACCGGTGTCCAGCCCGTTCATCGGCGTGTCCTGAAAGACGTTCCGATTGCTCGACGTGCTGGAACCGCTCCCCTCGGTGGTGCGCCCCGTGGTCTCGTCCCTAGTCCACTTCTCGGAATAGTCCATATTCCGCGACAGCATCGGGTCCGTCACCAGCCCCTCGCTCTCGTAGAGCTGGTTGTAGTACGGCATGATGGCGTGCATCGTCTCCCGGAGGTGCCACCGGAACTGCCCGAACGTCTCGAAGCCTATCTCCCGGAACCAGTAGCGGCGCAGAATCTTGTCGTTGAGCACCTGCCTGTGGGCCTCGTCGTAGATGGGATAGTCCCCGAGTCCGATGAAGCCGTAGACCTTCGGCCAGTTCGATTCATCGAGCGACAGACCCAGCTCGCTCAGCTTCTGTTCCACCGGATAGCGGAGCATCGTCGTGTACCTACTCATAGTCCTCTCCCGGAACGCTCGATTCCTCCATGCCCGTTGTCTCAATCTGCGCGTTGCCCGTCGCGCCCGTGCGGATGTAGGTGCCGCTGCGGAACTCAACGTCCACGTCCAGACCGAACAGCTTGTTTATCTGCTCGCACGCCTGCTTGCGCGCGTTCAGGCGAGTGAAGCGCTCCGCCTCCACATCGCCCATGTTGTTTACCACCTCGTCGGATATGAGGCGCTCCTTCTTGTCGGTGTTCACGTTCTCGATGCCTAGGTAGGTGAGGGCCTCGTTCCACAGCTGGTGCTTGTAGACCTGCAACTCGTTGGATACGTAGGGCGTGGTTATATCGAGCACCTCGATGGCACCCAAATCGAAGTTCTTATCGCCATGTACCCAGTTCCTGCCCTCGTCCACCTCCTTGGCGGCGTTGAGGTACGTGAGGCGCTGCTTCTCGTCGCAGCGAATCACGCGGGCCGTGCGCTGCTGCCTGACGTTGATGTCTATGGTGCGCTGGACCTCGCTGAGCCTGTAGGCGTACTGCCAGAGGGTCAGCCACATGGGGACGCGGAGGTAGTTGTTGAATATGATTACCGAGTTGTCCTCGTCGCACTCGTAGTTGAACCCGTTGACGGCGTATGCCCGCCTATCCTTGGGGTACTCGTATATGTCCCACTGCCCCGAAATCATGAGCGGCAGGACGGCGTAGCCCTCCGGCGCCCGCTGCCTCTCGTCGCTCTTCAGCATCTCGTCGTAGAAGAACCCGACGAACCCATCGCGCAGGAGCCAGAACTCGAGCATCCGCGCGTCAACGCCCTCGGGCAGGTTCCTCCAATCGAACACGCTGATGGCGAGGTTCATCAGCCGCCACATGAACATGGTGGCCGTGTCCTGGTTGGTGATGAACGTCTCCCGGTCCTGCGCCCGCTGCCCGTTCTGCATGATTGACGGCGGGACCATGCCGGATGGCGTGTATATGCCGCTGAACATAATCCTCCTTACAGAGAGTTGTCTACCGAGTAGTCACCGAATCCGGAGGTCGTGTGCCAGAACGTGATGCCCCTATCGAAGCACCTGCGTATGAGGTCCAGCGCCTCGGCGGGCGTTCCCGCACCCCTCGTGAAGGGAGCAGTAGAGGTCGTGCCTCCGTTGAGCGAGCGCGGTGCGGAGCCTCCGGTCTTGACGTAGTTCCACGCGGGCCGGGAGGTGATGTTGACCGCCTCTATGCGCTCGACCGCGTACCCGAACCTATCGAAGAACTCGTCTATCTGCTCGGCTATCTCGGCCTTGACGCAGACCTTCTGCATCCCGAACCCCTGTATGCCCGTGGCGAACAGCGTGTCGAAGTCGGTCTGTCCCCTCGTCGTTGTCGGCTGCTTGGATGCGTTCATCGCCGTGGCCCCGAGCTGAGCCACGCTGCCCACGGCGTTGCCGATGGTCGAGGTTCCGAGCGCCGTCCCTGCAATCTGCATGGCGGGTGAGAGGGCTGCGGATGCGGCTCCGATGGTGGCCGCTCCCGCGACTCCCGCCAACGCCGCTCCCGCTATCGTAAGACCTATCGTGCCAGCGTTCTGAGCGGCCCACGTGTTGAACGCGTTGTTGTTCCATGAGCCGAGCGCACCGCACGATATGGTGATTCCCGCATCGTACCCGGTCGCTCCCCTATAGCTGGCCGGATACACCAGCGCCTCGCACGCAGGGGATACGGCATACTTCAGCGCCATCACCTGCGTTCCCAGAAGCTCGTACCTTATCTGTGATTCGGAACCGTTGTAGTCCGTCAGATTCAGGTACGTGTACGGATAGTACATCAGCTTCATGTTTCTAGGGGTGTACCCATCGACGGTGTTCCCGCGCGCAGGTATCCCGTAGCTCTGGGTCACGACGCTGCTCGAATCCTGCCGCGTGTTGGAGTCTTGGAAACCGCTGTCCAGCGAGGTTGCCGCGAACGACGGCACCGATATGACCGCCACCACTGATTCCGTCGCGCCCGCGAAGTTGAGGCCGTTCAGGACGCGCTCCAAATCCTCGCTGCCCCCGCTGGATGTGTTCACGGGGCAGTAGTATATCGATGCCCCGTTGGGTATTCCCTTGTATATGCGTACAGGTGAAGGGGTAGCGTACCACCCGGAGGGATTGAGCAAATCCTCGGCTAGGTTGGAATTGCTGTTCGGTTGGCCGCTCGTGAACACGACGTATCCAGCCGTGGTGAAGAAGTTGTTCTCGTAATCATCGACCACATAGGTGAGAGGGAAGTCGGGTTCGTTCGTGAAGAGATACTTGGAATCCTCGGACGGCGTGGTCTCCCTCTCGATGAAGCATGGAGGGATGGCCCAGTCCACGTTGTAGAGGTAGGTCTGGAACACATCCGTCTCTATGGATACCTCAGCAGTGTTGTCGTTGACGTACTGAACGTCCCGAACGAAGCAATAGATGTACCCGGACGTGACCGAGGAATTGAGGTACATGCAGTAGTTGCAGTGATAGAGGCGGTCGGCGGGGATGGCTACCTTCAACCGCCTGTTCCTGCCGATGTACGAGTAGTTGTCGGAGCTTATCGTCATGAGCGACGATATGTCGGTGAGCTGCTGCTCGAGGGAAGAGTAGAGGCGGACGTTGGCGTATCCGTCGTCCCAAGGGACCGAGCCGAATCGGATGGTCCCCTCCGGTGCGTAGTTCGGCAGCGCCATGCGCCCGCCTCCAATCTATCGTATCTGCTATTCCGCAGCGGTCACGGTGATGGTGGACGTACCCGTCGTGCCGTCCACGGCCGTGGCCGTCACGGTGATGGTCGTGCCTACCGTCTCGTCGGCCGCGATGTGGAGCAGGCCCGTTCCCGCGTCGATGGTGGTGCCGCTCGCGAGCGCGGCGCTTCCCTCCATGGTCCACGTCACGGACTTGTCGATAAGTCCCGTCCCGGTAACGGCCGCGGTGAGCTGCACGGATGTGCCCACGACAGCGTTGGACGAAGCCGGGCTCACGGTGACCCCGGTGATGTCGCTCTCCTGAGAGGTGAACACGATGGCGTTCGCGAACGGGGAGGCGCTGAACGTCTTCCACACGTGGTAGAAGTACTGCCAGTAGAGGCCCTGCCCGTTGTAGTTCTCCGTGAACTGCTCGAAGTTATCGAACACCATGAACCAGTCGGGGTCGAACTTCGCCGCGTTGATGGCCTGAAGGGAGGTTATCTCAGGCCCGGTGAACGGCGTGTACGAGGAATCGCCCTCGAACAGCTCTGCGAGGCGGGCGGTATCGTCGGCATCGAAGTCGAACGAATCGACGGCGATGCGGCGACCGAGGTAGTCCACTTGCGAGATGTTGAACGCGTTGGCGAGGACGTCCACGCCGATGGTGGCCTCAGCCGCGTTCGGTACGATGATGACCTGTTGCTCAACAGGCGTGGAATTGCGCACCCCAGCGCGGTTGTAGGTGCTCTTCAGGAACGTGAGGTTGTTGGTGTACTCACGGTACTTCTTCACGGCATCGGTCGGGTCCGCGCCGGCACCCGTGATAGTCGCAGTCTTGACTACGTAGATTCCGCCGTTCAGGGCCTCACGGCAGACAATGTACTTCATCACGAGGTATTCATCGAGCTGCATGGAGGTGTAGAGCGTGTCCACGATGCGCGCGATTAGGTCGGTCAGCTCGCCGTAGGAGAGGAACGCCTGCCGAAGCTGGTCGTTGGAGATGGTGACCTTGTAGAACTTCTGGAAGTTCATGGTGTGGAACGCAGCGCGCACGTCGGGAATCTCGCGCTTGAACACCTCGGACTCGGCCTTGGAAGGGTCGTAGCTGTGAGGCTTGGCGATGTTGGCGAAAATCTCCTCCACCGTCTCGCCGTACTCAAGCTTGCCCTTCTTGAACACGGCCCAAGGGTTCTCCCACATGCGGGAGGTCACGAGCACGCGACCGATGCGGTTCACCAGAGCGTTCAGGAACGCGTTCTGATAGGGCTGGTAGCCCATGATGTAGTTGCCGATGTTATGGATGCTGGACGTATCGTCTGGGATACGGACGGGATTAGGCATTATGCTTCACTTCCTCCACGAGGCCCGCTTTGAGAAGGGCCTCCTTCAATTCGGGTGTCTCGTTGATGATGGCTTCGAGCGCATCGCGGCCATAGTTAGGGTTCTTCTGCATGGCCTCGTATGCTCCGCGCTCCGTGGCGCTCGGCTTAATTGGCATTTTCCGGGTTCCTTCCCTTGAAGAGCGAATCGAATGTCTTGGGGGCCGCTTCCTCGGAGCGCATCTCGGAGCGCTGCGTGGATTTGGCCTTCTCGGGGCTGGACAGGAACGAGTCAGCGAACTTCCGCTTGGCATCGTCAAGCTCTGCGGCGAGGCCGTCGCGCTCGCCCGTCAGCTCGCCGATGGTGCGCTGGAACTCGTCTCGCTGCCCGATGACCGTATCCAGCTCCATCTGCAAGGCGTTGTACTCGTCGGCGCTGCGAACGTCGGCTTCCTCCATACCGTCCTGCAACTCGTCTACGTAGACGTAAGGCATATAGGCACCTCCCCTCGAAACGCAGAAAGCCCTTGCAGCAATCATACATGCTGCAAGGGCCGCGCACAAGCTCGTTGTCGAAGTTTTATGCGAAGTCCTCCCGACCGTGCTCGTTCAGGGCGGTCAGCGCGTCGATGGGTGTCAGCACCTCGTTCGGGTACAGGTTCTTGACGGCGGTGAAATCAAGCGTATGCAGATAGTAGCAACTGCCGCCATCGGCATCATGCTTCTCTATGAAAACCTTGTAGATATATGTATGGAGCCTTTCATCGAACTCCATCTTCACCGAGAACTCCATCAGCTACGACCTCCATACGTATGCCAGCAATGATATGCACAGGACAATCATGATGAACAGTTCAATAATCATAGTCACCTAAGTATCCGTAGAGGGGATAGAGAACGGGCTTGAAGGGCTTCAGATAGGACAGCGCCGACTCAGCACGGTCCCTGAACCTATAAACCAATCTCTCCTCTCTCACATGCGAGTAGATTAGATACGCATTGGGCCTGCAAAAACGGCCAATCTTATCTGTGATGAATGAAGCCCTATAACTATTTGTTAGCGAGGAAAGGACCATCGTGTAGCTAATCGCTGCCTCTTGCCCGTGAACTTTCATAGCCTCAGCCGGATTATCCGTATATTCTATTGACACCTTTGAATCGCATATCTCCACATGCTTGACGAATACAATCGCATACACTCCGTGCATGCGCACACGCTTCATGATGACGTATTTACTAGACTTCATGGTAATCACACCCTTATCTGCATCTTGCCCGGAACGAGGACGATGCCGCCCGGAACGCGCTTAGGATAGAGCTTGCCGTCGTACTCCGCGCCGAAGTCGAAGTTGTCAATCCCAACGAACTGGTGGCAGACAGACGGCATACCCGCCACGTGGACCGTAGGGGAGGCGCTGCCCTCTTCATACTCGATATAGCATTTAGCGCGCAGGAACTTCCCTTCCGTGAACGTGCTCTCATGCTTCCATGCCCCCAATCTCACATCGTCCACGTCTATGCAGTCGGGTATATCGGTGCCGACTAGGTGTATGCTGTCCGTGTCTGCGTAGATGAACCTATCGTATACCTTCTGTGCCGTCGTTATCGTCTTGTACCTCGCCCATGCCGTGACGAAAACGCCGACGGGGAGGTACACGGGCTTGCGCTCCTGCGGAGGGAGGTCAACGTATCGCAGAACGTCGTTGACAAGCTCCGGCTTGCGCGAGTAGACGGTGGTGCGCGTGGCGAACTTGCCGTACAGGGAGTTGAGCATGAGCTTGGCTATCTGCCTCAGCCCCCTGTTGCCGTCAAGCGTGGCCTGATTCTTTATCGCCACCCAGTAGTCCACGTACTTCTTGAACAGGAAGTCAGCGCTCTGGAACATGTACCCGCCGTGCCATACGAGGTTGTATATATGGTACTGCTGCTGGATAAGCTCCCAATCAACGTTGGTTATGGTGAACGTCACGTCCCCGTCGCTCTTGGCTAGGTACTCCGTCTGATTGAAGCGGTAGTTCCCCTTGAGCTGTATGCACGGGATGTGGCCCTCGCGCACCCTGAACGAGCAGGTTATCTGCACGACCCACAAATCGAACGACCGACCGGGCTTGGGCTTGCCCTCGAACCATACGGGACGGCCATACGGCAGGCGCTCGCCGGATACGGATGCCATGACCGAGGGATACAGGGAATTCACGTCGAACACGATTCCCTCGCCCATGCGCTTCCCTTGAAAACGAGGGTTCACCCATGTGAAGCCCCCTCGATAGGCCCGCCGTATGAAGGTATCTTCCTCGGTGTCCAGCTGCGGGAACCACTTTCGGAACCCCCGGTTACCGCCTATCATCGACTTGTAATAGTAGAGGGCGTTGCTCCCAGCAGTCATCTTGTCCAGCCCGCGCTCGATGAAGGTGTGCATCGCCATCGCGTCTATAATCACATCGTTGTCGAGGTATGCAATCTCTTCATCGGTAAGCTCGTGACCCGGCTCCCTGTATGCGTCGTAGTCTATATGGCCCTTGCGTATAGGTAGGTCGAACGCCTTGGCCGTCTGCTCTATCGACAGGGGGATTATCTTCAGCGAATCCATAATCTTCACGTTGTAGACGGGCGTGAAGTACAGGTCTATGCAGTAGACCTGGTTGGCATCGGATATGACGGTGCTGTACGTGAAGTCGCTCGCCTTCTTACGGTCCTCGACCCATCTCCAGCCGTTTCGCTCCAGCCAGTCCATGATGAACGCGCCGTCGAACGCGAGGTTATGGAAATAGACGTTGCACTGCGCATGGTCGCGGCACCATCCCATGAACCAATCGACCGATGTGCCGTGGTCCACCTTCGACGCATCGCCTATCTCGCAGACACCCACGGCCCACACGCGGCAGTCATCGGGGTCGGTGGTCGTCTCGAAGTCGGCTGTATAGCTCTTGCGCATAAGGCCGTCACGCCACCATTCCTCGTCGAAGCCGTATGTGGAATCGTCCTCCCTGCCTATCGCATCTGCAAGGGAGTTGTACACGCCGTCGATGAAATCGCCATCGAGCGATGCAAGCGTATCCGCGCTCCCTATGAGCCAGTTGGCCTCCGGCACGCATTCCATCAAATCCCTAACCCTCATATCCAGCCCTCTCCGCCATCGATGTGACGTAATCGACCGCCCGCATGTGCCTCGTCTCATACGGCGTGTTCACATAGGGGTTGCTAGCCCCGCCGCTCGTCGTGATGTACCTCGGGTCCATCTCGTCGCGGCCAATAGTGAACATCTTGTTCAGAACATCCGTCCTCTTGGTCGCAAGCCATTCCAGCGCGTCTATCATGTCCTGATAACCCGGCATGGAGTCGTGCATGTTGGCCGGGTCCGTCCAGACGGCCTTGTACGTATCGTACATGGCAACAGGCTCCACTGTGGCGCGCTTCTGCCGCGCATCCTCCTCGCGCCAGCGGTTGAGCGTCGATGCGTCCACGTCTACGACGCTATCGTCTACCTCGCCTCCGGGAATCGGTATCTCGGTATCGGATGCCATCGCGCCCAGCTCGGGCGCGGTCATTGCATCGAGGTCGTAGGCGGTGTCTCCGGTAAACAGCTCGGTGGACACGTCTGCAACGGTCCTCCGCGCGGCCCTCCTGATTGCCCGCTCGTCCAGCTCCCGCTGTCTGCGAGCATACGCGGTGGTGTACCCCGCATCCTCGCTCCCCACCACGTCGAGCGCATGCGGGTCCACGCTGCGCAGGATGCGGGTGAGCTCGGATGTGCGACCGCGCTTGGCGTCGTTCCGGTACCCCACGATTCGACGGAACGCGTTGGCATCCGTGACGCGCGACTTGATTCCCTCCACGGTCGCGCGCTCGGGGAGGAAGCGGGCCAGATGCCCCAGCCCCTGCGATTCAAGCTCCCTCGCCCTCCTGGTCAGCGCAGCGTTGAACGAGCGGACGGCGGAGCGCAGGCGGCTGAGCCTGCCCGGTGTCCAGTTGAATCCGGCCATCCCGCTCACCCCATGTGGGCTACGATGCTCACGTCATCGAGCGAGGTGAACTCGCGCCCGGTGACGCTCACCACGTAGAAGCCCCGCGTCTCTATCTGCCGGTAGAGCTGGAAGATGGCGATGACGGATGCATCCACATGGAACTTGAAGCGGCGGCTGAGCGAATCGCTCAACCACTGCTCCCGGATGAGCGCCTTTGCAGCGAAGTTGCGGCGGTGGTACTCGCTGCTGAAATGGAAGCGGTACCCCGCGTAATCGTGCGTGTACGGGGTATCCCGCAAATCGTAGCAGACCCCGTTCCTCGTCAAATCCGGCATGAAATCCTCCTAGTTCACCATTCCGTCCGCGCCGCTCACTATGAGGGCCATGCAGACGATGCTCAATACCGCCAGCGCCTTGGAACCGAGCCGCTCGGCCGCATAAGCCGATGATGCCATGAGGGCGAGCAATAGAACCATTAAAATCATAGTCTTCACAATCCTTACATAGAAAGGAAAGGGCGGAGCGAACCCCGCCCAATCCATTGCTACCAGACGTATTCAAAGGAGCGAGTAATTATCTCATCGACTGAATACACATCCATCGAGCGAAATGTCACTAGGGCACGTGCAAGAAACACGCATCTATCCTTATCAATGAAAGTAATGGCATCGTCTATCACACGGCTGAAATGCACACCGCCCTTATCAACGCTCGATAAGTAGTTGCAGCCATCTTCGGTCGGGTCATTCCCGCCAAGGACAATGACGTACTTAGACATGGCAAGCCTACTGCACATCGAAGGTGAGCATCGAACCCTTGCCGACGGTGACCTGCTTGATGAGGCACGGCAGGCCCTCGTCCCAAGTCGGTGCGCCGAAGATGGCGATGGCCTTCTTGAGTGCGTTGAAGATGCCCGTCGAGACGGCCTGATAGCTCTCGCCGTCCGTGTCGATGAGGACCACGCGCACCGCGGGCTCAAGCTCGCCCGTCTCCTCGTTCGTGAGCTCAATCTGCTCAGCGAGGACGTCCTTCACCATGATGACCTTGTTGATGTAGTCGCCGACCTTGTGCGTCGGGTTGTTGGAGGCGTTGAAAACCGCCACCTTCGACTCATGGGTGCCACCCTGAATCGAGCAGTACATCGACTGCTGGTTCTCGGAAAGCTCCTGAGCGACGTTGATAAGCTCCATACCTTCGGCCATGACGGCCTCCTTTCAAACGCGGTGCCCGGCCCGTTGACCGGGGCTTGTGTGGACCGCTCGGGGCGCATGGGCTGGTATAGGGTCATCCTTCACGGCACCGGATTTCCCTCCATGCGCTCCGAGCGGCCCGCACGAGGCGGGCGGCGCTGCTAGTCGAGCGGCAGCTCGACGCGCTCCTTTGCGATGGCGAGAAGGTCCTCGGTCGTGAACTTGTAGACCACCTTGCCGACCGGGGTGCAATACGTCTCGGTGCCGCGCGGACACGGGACGCCGGCCTCGATGATGGCCTTTCGCACATCGGACTTGGTCATCGAGGATGCCTCGACGGTGCAGACCGGGCGCGTCACGAGGTCGTAGCGACCGTCATCGGCCTTGACCATCTCGCAGATACCGCAATCGAACTTCTTGAACGTGATTTGACGCATCATTTCAAATCTCCTTTGGATAGGTGTGCTTTGGCACTACTAATATTACAATAGTTGAATACGATGTGCTGGAAGATAATGGAGTTTCACCAAACCTCCATATCTCCTATGGGCGCGTTCAAACCTAGCCTCCTTCCTCCCGTCGCAATGCCCATATGCACGCGCTATCCCGAGATAGCGCGGGCTATAGGTATTAGTCAAGGCACATCACGTAGTCGTGGTCACGGGTGATGTATGCGAACCACTTGCAGCCGTCGCAGTAGAACGTGAAACCGAACGTAAACATATTGGTATTATGCGAAACAATGGCATACCCAACGTAATCACAATTGTGGGCCATCCTCATGCAACAATCATAGGCATACTCTTTAGCTGTTGACCAACGCCCGTAGACGTCTGATAGTTTGGTATCATCAGAACGCATGTAAGAGTTAAACTGAGCCTCCAAATTCTTAAGTTCAAACGTGTAACCCTTAAGTTCGATTGTTTTCATGATTTACCTCCTTATGAAGCCTTGCACTATTTCATAGTGCCCTCATGGCAGCCCTATCGCTAGATAGGGCTGATTGAAGGTACTAACGCTGGCAGGGTACTAGTTCCTCATAGGTGCCGTAATCATCATCCTGCACGTATGAGTAATAAAGAATATTCTCATTGTTTTTACGGTCATACAACCAGACGTAATAATCATCTAGGTTGTAATCCTCACGACCTGCCTCGCACATATCAGTAAAGCGGTCCAGAGCTTGAATGATACTATCGCACTTCTTACTATCAACAACATCAATAAGGTTTTCGCTGCTGAATAGCTGGACTTCGTAGCGGTGCATAGTAGCCTCCTTGGTTGGTGGTTCCTTTCGACACCTATATAATACACTGATAGGTACGTGTATTGAAGATAAATATAGAGATTCACGGTTTCTACACATATGTATACGTATGTTGAAAAAAGGGAATGAAAGGGTTGTATTCAAGGGTCCCCTATGCTAGATCGGAAGA